TTACTATCTACCTCTGTATAATTTCTCACTTGAGTTAAAAATGCTGAATGTGTTATTGCCATTAGGATATACTCACTGTTACAAGTCCAACTCTTGCAGAAGCTTCTCTTCTTCTGTTTTGTAGTGATGGATCTCTTGGTTGCATGGTTTGTAAGGATGTTGTTATACCATTACTGGTAACCTCTGTTTCAAACGTTTCAAAAGCAAAGTCTCCAGGTAAAGTTAGATTAGCCACTCCAACAGAAGTGCCACCTGAATCAGCTAAGGTGTCATCATTAGATGCTACAGTTTTAGGTTGTTGAAATCTTTGAGGTCTAACTTTTTGTAAAGCTATAGCATCAGCAGTCACTCTTTTTCTTCTAATTTGAGGATGTTTTTCCTCATACTCAGATATGTGTACAAAAGAACCGTTCCATTCAGTTACCATTTCTTGGTATGGAAACGCCTGTCCGCTTCTATCTGATATAGCTTTTGATTTAACTCCGTTTGCGTATTTAGCCATTATGATACATTTGGAAAGTATGACTGAGGTGAGATATATAAAGATGTTCTCTGCCCGTCTTCTTCCAAAGCCCTTTTTATTTCATCTTCGTAAATTAATTTCATTGCTTGTATTCTATCAGGTGCTTTTTTCATAGCTAAATAGTAAGCTAGACCTGCACACATACAAGGTAAAAATCTGTAAACAACATCTGCTTGCTGACCATTGTAAGCTGTAGCATCTTGTATTCTATTGATAGTGTAAAATTTTAAAGTTGTAAATGTAGATGCATCAGGTGCTTGATATAAGAATATTTGTGGTGTTGTTTGTCTATCAACGAAATACTGTGATGGTTGACCTGTAGCTAATTTATTTGGTAAAGCCGCGTAAGCAGATCTATCAATTTTAGTTAATGACACATCTTGTGTGTTAGCGTTATTAGCAGCTGCAGCAGTTGTTGAGATGTAAGCTTCTAATACATCACTAACTGCAGCGTCAACTGCATATTGTGCAGTTCCTGAAACTAATGCAACTTCGTTTAATGATACTTTCCAAAGGTGAACACCTCTGTTACCCCAATCAGAAAATAATAAATTTAATGATCTCCTAGCTGTCTTGAGATCGTAACCACCCATAGCTCTTTGACCACATCTTTCATATGCCTCGTTAATGATGTCGTCTATATTTAAATCAAAAGATGATGAACCTGATAATGCCATAATTAAAACCTCTTCTTAATTCTAAATCTAGTTTTGCCCTTTGAAGTAATTCCTAGATCTAATTCTACATTGTTTTTATAAATTTTATTATAGTTTAAGTTTGGATCTAAGTCGACTTTAGTATCCTCAACTGCTTTTATAATATTATCACCGTATTTTGTTTTGGGCATATCAAAAGTAAATAAGTTTACATTAAACTTACCTCTAGATGATTTTGGTTTCTTTACGTCTCCACCAATATCACGTTTTAGAATAGTTTTAACATTAGTTGGTTTTGGCCCCACATTGGCAACTGCCCGTTTCCTTGCAACGGCAGACTTTCTTTGACCCTCGGACATTCTCCTTGCTTTCGCTAGAGGCACGCATTTTGGATACTTCCTTTTCGCATCCGCAAGTTGTTTTGATCGACCACATTTTGCGTAAGAACCATCTTTTCGCTTGCTCCCAATATCTACCCATTTTTGTCTGAACCATTCTTTTAGTCCTCCCTTTTTCATTCCTGCTGGCACACAATTTGGAACCATTTTGTTTCCTTTTTTCTTCATACCTTTTTGTTCGTATCCAACCCAGCAAGATCCTCTAGCCATTAGATCATACCTTTGTAATAACTTTCGTATGATTTGTTAGATATTTTTTTTCCATCTATTTCGCTTTTGATATATGAACCTATGTACTCACCATCTTTAGCCTTAATAGTTCTTAAAGTTTTAGCTTGTGCTGCATGTGCCTTAGAAGCTTTTTCTAATTTACTTGCAACTTTATTAATTTTAATATGCGCACCTGTTTTAGCAGGTTTAGGTCCTTTGAAATCTTTTCTTTTTACACCAGACGGATCTTTAATTTTTCCAGCACAAATTTTGCTAGCGTAGGCGTTAGCATATGCTGAGGGGTACACGGCAAATTTTCTCTTTGCTGCTGCTTTACCTCTTGGACAAAGTTTAGTCATTTTATTCTCCTTCTTTAGTGGCCACTTTGAGAGATGTTTTCTCCTTTTTGCGGTCGTACAACTTCTTGGATTGTATCACTTTCGGTCGGAATGTTCTAGACCTTACGAGTTTTGCGAATTTGTTTTTTGGCTTGATTTGCAATATTAACCACCTGTCTTTTTCCCATAACTTTAGCACGTTGCTCCATAACAGTTAATATCTGTATTTTTCTTGCAAAAGGTTTATTGATATTTTTAACTTTTCTTACAGTAGCCCTTGCATCGGATGGTGTGGCAAACTTTATACGAACAGTATCTCTAGGATTTTCATCGGTATAAAGCCTTCTACCAGAACCTTTTGGTTTTTTACCAGTTCCTATTCTAGGGTCACCACCTTTAGAATATAACTTTACTTTTCTTTTCTCACCTCTAGCACCTCTTAATTTACCCTCAATTTGTGCTCGTATTGATCCTCTAGATATCGCCATTTTCAGTTACATAGTTAAAATTTATTACAAACCTTTTATGAACATCTGTATGGTATAACACTTTATGCATAATAGGCGAGTTAAATTTTAATAATCTATTCTCCTTACTGTTAATATTTATTATCTTATCATTTATTTTAAGAACTGTCTTGGCATTACACGTATTAAAATACAAAATAGCAGTAACGCCTGACTCACAATGGTGGTCTTTGTGCCAACTAGATTCTATTGAATCGATGTCTCTAAAAGTTAGATTTGCTCTTATTTGTATTGGTGTAAAACATTTTAATTTACTTAAAATAGGCAATGATAAATTATAGAAATCAAAGTTATCAGGCATTCCATGATTGTAAGCACAAAAAGAAAAAAAACCATTTTTAGATTTTCCACCAGGAATACCTGTATCTTCCTCTCTTAAAAACCAAGGCGTTTTTTCGTGTTTTAAAAAAAGTTTAATCTTAGTATATAATTCTAGATCTAAAAAATTATCTATTACTTCGTATTTTAGCTCCATGGTGTGTATGACACCTTACCATCAACTCTTTGAGCACGCAATGATTGATTTCTATTATGGTTTGTAGAATAACTACAGTGAATCCAACCCGAGGTTGGTTCATTATCACGGTAAAATTCTAATATGAGTTGGTCATACTCAAGTTCATTTTTAATATAAAGACCTAGCTCTCTATTATCTACACCAGGTATTTCAAAGTCTGCTGCAGCTGCACCTTCGTCTGCCACATGTTGACTAGTAATTTTACTACCAATTTCTACACAAAGCTGAGCACAACGGAATCCGCTAGATATAATTAGTGGTCTATCGAAATGTGATCTTACTGGTTGTAATATGTTTATCGCTAAAGCTTTTAAGTTTTCTATCTGCTGAGGATTGGGATTATTGTTTATTCCCTTTCTTTCAGCTATTTGGCTTTTGGTCAGCTCGTCTAAAGTTATGTTTGCAGTTAATTTCATTTTTTTTTCTCCTCTATTTCATAAAAAAATTTGTCTGTGTCTTCTGTTCTCCATTTACTTGTATCCTCAACATTCCACTCAGAAGTTTGAACTTTCCAATCAGGAATATTATCTTTAACTGTAAATGAAGGAATATCCCAAATCAATCTGTTATTAGGTTGAGCAGCATAGTTTCCATCATCTAAAGCTAAAACGTGTGCACACTTATGTTCGTGTGGTATCTCAGAGTGGTCTGTATCCAAAATATTTGGATCAGGATGAGCAAAATCGATTGTAAATAAATATTTTCCATGATGCCATTTTTTATCTTTACCTATGTATTTTCCAGATTGTGCTTCTAAAATGTCCCAAGAATGAACAGCAGGATAATAACTAAAACAGTTCCATAAAACCAACTCATCAAGCCTACGTTTAGGAACATCATTCGGTTTAAAACCTCTTTGAATGAATGCAGATATCGGGAGACGATAGAAGACAGCTCCATTTTCCATAATACAATGAAAAAGAGGACTACGCCCCGTAATAGCCGATATACCGAATATAATACAGTCTTCAACTTCGCCATGATGCTTTTTAAGATCATACAAAAACTCCCTTCTAATTTGTGCATACTCTACAGGTATGTTAGCATTTAAGTAACTCATTATTGAATTATACTTAAAATTTTTTTACGATCCATGTATATTTCTGTCTTAGCCTTTACCTTCTGACAACTAAATACAACTCTTTCAGGATTGACCTCGTTCTGCGCGATACGCTTAGATTTCAAACAATCGCTTAAGTTGTTTTTGTATACATGTTCTATCATATTTCCGTTTAAAGTTAGTATGAGTGCGAACACAGTTTCTATCATGATGTTACTTTACCTCTGTTTGGTCCACGTTTATATCTATATTTGTGTGTGCCTGTACCATTTATTTCAACCTCTACTTTTAAATCTCTTATAAACTTCATTTGTTTTACTTTTTTTTCCATGTCTTCCATGTATTGTAATACTTTTCTAGTGTTTCGGTCCATTACCATTCCTAATTATTTTTTCTACATCTTCAGTTAACTTCTCAGTTCTTTTCTTTAAAAATTCTATATTAACTGCATTATTTCTCATACTTTTAATTTCTGACTCTACGTCTTCTAATAAACCACTAACATGTTCTACTATCATAAAAAGCTCTGCTTCTCCAGCTGATTGGCCTAACTCACCTCTTGGATACTTTATCCTAAACTCTGAGTTTTGATCTAAATCTTTTTGCATCAACTCTATTTTTGTAGAGTGCTGATTTAGTTTTTCGTGAATGCCAAAATAAGCCCATGTTCCAATCGCGATTATCGTGATTAGACTGGCAACCGTCTTCATCGGCATTTGCACGGCTGCGGACTCAGAAATTTTTAGGGCCATAAATTACCTATTTATAAAAACCTTTGAATATCCAGTTTACCCATTTGTTCCAAACACCTTTGATTTTGTTCCAAATAGTTCTGACTACCCACAAAATTTGTTGTTTAATTTTTTCTAACATTTCCATCTCCTTCTAGCTTGTCTTAATCTAGAGTTTGGATCTTTAGCTGCTTTTGG